CTCAAGCCTATTCCTCCTCGTAAATCTCGTCGTCAACCATGACCAGTGTACCATCGTTATTCTCGTCGGCGAATCGTGACCCACCAGCGTGCTTCAGGTACACCGTGCCGTTTGGTCGTCGTGCATAGGCGTTCAATGGACGGTTCTCACGAAGCGCTCGGGCGCACAGTTCACAGTAGTGGAGAGGTGATTCCTTCCCATGTCTCGGGGCACCAGTCAGTGCTTGTAGTCGTTCCAGGGTGGCTTGTATTTTCTTGTCCTTGTAACGCATGACCACGCCGCATTGTTCGCCGTGTATCGTGCACTTCTCGGTACATTTTCGTCCTCTCAATCGCTTCTCAATATCAGTGTCTTTCATGTCTTCACCACGCTGTTGTTCCCAAGTGGATGCGGCCTCTCGGACGCCTCCTTGAGTATGTGTTCCAATTGGTCCGTCAGGTCGTCCCATCCGTATGATTCTTCAACGAACTTTCGTGCTCTGTTGCCCATTTGCTGACGCTTTGCAGGGTGGTTGTGCATGTAGAGTAGTGCAGTGGCCAGCCCAGTCACAGAGACGAGGGTCATTTTCATTCCATGTCTCGGACCGATTATTTCAGTGTCGTTGTTGACGAGCATGCCTCGTCGTGATTTGATTTGGTCCCCGATGAACTCAGGGCCAGTGGAGTTATTGGGTAGAATAACCGGAAGCCCACAGGCCATTGCCTCAATCGTTGGAATCCCGAATCCTTCGCCTCCAGTGGCGAGAACATGACAGTCAGCCATGGCGTACATTTTCGCCATGTCCGTTCGGGACATTCCATGTAGCGGATTGGCGCTCACATCAGAGAAGGTGACATTCTCGTGAAGCCCCATGTCTCGGACCATTTCAACGAGGTTCCAGCCACCCAGGCCAAGGCTGTCAGTCGGGTCTCCAGTGTGGAGAATGAGGCCGACCTCGGAGGGGTTGTCCACTTGGCCAAGCATTTCCTTGAACGCCTCCAGTAGGCGTGGCTGTTGCTTGCGGTTGCCGTTGCGTCCCACGGATAGGAATATGGTTTTCCATCTTCCAAGGCCGAGGGCTTCACGCCACTCTTGCTTTTGCTTGTTTGAACTGGTCTAAAGGTCTCCAAATCCACGCCATGAAACAGGCTCTCTATGGCTTCCATGGTGAACCGGTCAAGGAATGGGTCTCTAAGGTGCTCAGGAGCCGTCCCTTGGCTGTGATAGGTCTCAATGTACCTCTTCATCTGTTGCGTGCCGTGTAGGCTCATCCAGAGGGGCGTATGAGTCATTTTGAGTAGGTCGTTGAACGCTCGTGGAATTGGTTGCCCGTCAAGGGGCAGGTACGAGACATGAGGAACTTGGGCACTGTTACAGGATTTGACGATTGGAGCGGTGTTCCAAATGTCAGCCAAAGAGAACACCACATCGGGTTTAATCCGGTGAATGTTGTAGTCCATGGTCGTGGCTCCACCCATGAGAGTGTCCCCTCCATACGAACTACCAGCGTGGACCAGCGTCCAGCCCTCTTCGTGCTTGAAGTCCTCACCGTGGTAGTCCCAGCCCATGACATAGACCTCGTGGCCCCGCTCAACGAGGCGTCTAATGAACTCCCGTGAGACTACGCCATAACCCGTCGGGCGGGTGGGTTGTTCTGAGCACCATAGGACCCTCATGGGTCTTGAACGGAAACCCCACGGTTATGACCGTTTCGCTCATTCAATGACGACGCCGAGTGCGTTTCGGCAAGAGGCGCAGGTTTTGTAGCCAAGAGCCAGGAAGCCAGCGGTGTCAATGTCTTGCACCTTGCCGAAGTTAGAGGCACTGCCGCCGAAGCCAGCGTTCCAAGGGAGGCTGTTTCGGCCGAGGTAGGTCTTTGCTGTCCGACCGCATGCGGTTCTACCGTCCTCGTCACATGCGTGAAGGTTGGACCAATGGGCGACATAGTCACTGGCTTTGGTCTCGCCGTACTCTCGGACTGTGTGCTGGACCTCAATAGCAGGGTCGGTCTCAAATTGGCTCAGGGTTGTTTGGGTGGTGTTCTCCATGTTTAGTCCTATGGGCCGGACCTATATAACATGTTCGCCTATCTCTTCACGAATAACGGCAACATGATTCGCCCAGCCCGAGCATCAGTCACCTCAGTGAGACTACCAGTGCCTCCACTTGCTGGATATGCCGTAGAGTCCTCAGAGACCATCGTGGTGGCCTTAGACGCCTGTGGGGTAGCGTAGGGTACCTCAGCGTTCCCAGTGTACGCTCCCGAGTACCCCAGCGTAGAGAATCCGCCACCTGGCGGGTACACCATGAATCCACAGGCCAAATCGGTCAGGTCAACACCCGCTCCGAGCGGAGTCTTGCCCCCGACGGCGGTACCATACACCCAGTCTTTGTACTGAGCGGCCATTGCTTTGAAGGCGTTCGTATCGGACGAGCGCAGGGCTGAGGTCGTGACTTCTACGACACCACTGGTCGTTCCTCCAAAAACGAATTACGCCGGTGTGGAGCCAGACGGGTAGTACCTTGGGAATATGTACTTGCTACTGATGGACCCAGTGGGTCGCTCAACCTCGTATGATGCAACCAGGGATGGGTATGCGTCTCCGTAGTCTACCGGCACGCCACTGTTGTAGAGCGTGACTGCTGAGAGAGGTGTGTCAAAGAAGGCGATTTCATCAACAATCACCTCGTTGAGGTACGCTGGAACCTTTGGTGCCTGTGGCGTAACATATCCAATCGTATGGTTGGTCACTGCCCCTCCGTAGGAGGCCGAAGCCGAGAATGACAGGGTGCCGTTGACCCACAGTTCAGCGACTCCGCCGGTGAATATCAGTGTGATGTTGACCCAGTTCGTTCCCAGGTTGGTGTGTGTTCCGATTGATGTTCCCAGTAGCGAGAGGTCAAGGGTATTCCCGTTCGTAGTGTCACCGACCAGTTCCAGGGAGTACACATCAAATCCCAATCCAGAATCATATATGCCGAACAGGCCATATCGTACTCCGTGAACAATCGTCGCCTGTGGCTTCACCCACATGGTTATCGTCTCGTTACCAGCGGTCAAACCAGCCGTGGCCTTGGAGTAGAATTGACTTCCTGAGCCGAGTCCTACGAACTCAATGGCGTATGGGTTGCCGCGACCTCCGACAGTCCACCAGTCGGGTACCTGACGGCATCCTCTGAGCAATGCGGAGGCTCTGTGGTTCCGTTGCATGACATGGCCTTAGCCATCATGGTCAAAAACCTCATCGGTAGTCGTTCAACACGAGTCGTCCTGTTGTCACGGGGTCCGTGTGCCTCTCCTCGGACACAGGCGTCTCACTCCGTTCCTGAATAATGGCCTCAGCACGCTGTTTGAATGTCATGGTCCGACGCTTGGCCGGTTTCCCGTCTTTCCAACCACATGGCTCTGTGGTGTACTTGACTCGCCACTTTCTCTCACCACTCTTGGTGTTGCTCCAACCTTCTCGTTCAATTCGCCCACGGCACTCGGCGTAGTCGTAGGAATAGGGCTTCTTGGGGTCGTAGGTCGGGGCTGAGTTCCGGTAGTACAGGGGTGCTCCGCAGTTCGGACAGGGCATCATTCAGCACTCCAGTCAGGGTGGTCCTTCGGGAGGTGTTTTCGTCGTACTTCGGCCCAATTGGTCAGACGGTCCAGTAGGTTCTCGGCCGCTTGGTCAAATCGCTTCGTGCTGTGCTCGTTGTCGCACATTGCATGCTTCACTTCGCTGAGGTCAACCTCAGTCAGAATGTGAGTCAGAATCTCGTATTCGGCGTGTTGAACATTTTTGGCTCGGGACAGCAGGTCTATGTCGGTCATGACCCTCACTCAAGGGTCCACCTATATAGTAGTGTCGGCTACTCCTTTGGCTTTGGACCGGATAGGTTGTCCTCATCCTTGTTCTTGAGGGCGGCTTCTCGTGCGTTGCGTCGTTCCAGGCGGTGACGGCGTCGCTGTCTCTTCCGTCCCTTGTTTGCGAACTCGGGGTTATTGATTGGAGTAGTCCTAAGGTCGTCACCAGTCAGTCCAGCCTCAACCTTCTCCATGTGCTCCTCGTAGTGCTGTTGTCGGTGACAGTTCGCGCAAATGACATCGCACTTGGCCACCTCTTCCATGATAGTGTCCCACCCATAGCCTCCAGAGACGAGGTGTGAGACCGATGTGACCTTCTCCTCCCGCCCAGCGTCGTGGTGGTGAAAATCAAGCGCCCACGGGGACTCCTGGCCGCTTAAACCGCATGCTTCGCATGAGAGGGTGCGCTTGTAGTCACGGAAGCGCTGTTTGAGCGCTCTACGCCTGTTGCGGACCTGTTCGCGTCTTGAGGTACCATTCTGAGCATACCAGCCTTGCTGGTACTTCTTTTGGTACGCCTTGCGTTTTCCTGGGTCCTTATGGGGCACCTAAGACCCTCACTCACCGAGAAGAGTTCCTTCGGGGACAAGAGCGTGAAGCGTTTGGTACTCTCCACCCTTCTTAATGTCAATTTGAATGTCAATGTGAGGTCTCTTGTGGCGTTCCACAGTGCGTGTGTGGTGCTCCATTTCCTTCTCGGTTGCTTCACGGCCAAGCATGGTCTTGTAGCATGCCTTGATGAACTCAGGTAGACTGAGGGCGTGTGTGTCAGCGTTGGGCATCAACGACAGGTCAGCCTTGAGTGCCTTGGGTGCCTTGGGCGCTGGTGCGGCCTTCTTGGGCGCTTCCTTGACTGGAGCGACTTTCTTCTCAACGACTGGTTCCTCTGCTTTCGCTTCGGTCTTCTTTGCGGTACCTTTCTTAGTAGCCATGAACCGTTCAAACCCTTCTACGGTTCTTAAGCAGTTCGGCGGTACGACGCCTTCCAGGCCGCCTTCACAGGTGCTGTGGTGACGCCACGACCCAACCCATCAGCGAGGGCCATGCGTGTAGCCATGGAGCGCTCGGCTGAGACAGCGAGGCGAATGTGAACATCGTCCATGGCTCCACTGGTTGCCCAGTCGTGGAAGCCGTCGGTTGCCGAGAGTGTGACCATTTCAGTCTGAGCGCCGGTGTACTGGTCAGTGGAAATACCCCAGTGGTGGTAGGTCACTGGTGCGTTGAGTCGCTCAAGACCCAACCATGCGTCAAGGTCAACGACCACTGCGTCTCCAACGGAGAGTGCGGTCATGTGGTGTACTGCTCGTGCTGTATGGAAGTCGGTGTTCGCCATGGTTAATCGTAGGCGCCGCTCCTATATTAACCCACCGCTCAAAGTGTATGGAGTATTTCCGCACGAACGAGTGCTATTTCCTCGGCCGTACTCGGCCGGTATTCACCCTCAGGGTCAAACGGGGAAACACAAAAACCGCCGCACCCAAAGCAGGCGTAGTGGCCAATGGTGGTTTGGACTCTACCCGTCCATTCTGTTCTTGGGGGAATGCGAGAAGTACCGTTGGTCTTGACTTTGTAGGTCCGACCGTTGGTCTTGCAGGTGTAGGGAGGGCAAGAGGTTCGGCGCTTCATGCTTCTACCTCTTGAAACGGTCCGTTGCATTCTACGAGGTAGGCGTAGTAGTAGCCCCAGCCTCCCCTCATTATGTTGAAGTATTGGCCCCACCACGAAGCGGCGTCTCTAATCGTGAATTGAATGAATCCCTTGCCGTTGGCTCGTTCAAGGAACTCCTGGGCGTGGGCTTCAATGGCGGTCTTCATGTAGTCGGGTAGGGGGGCTATCATGTTCTACCCTGTGAAGACCCACCTATATTAAAGTGTCGCCTATTCATTCCAGCGAAGTTCAACAGTCAGGTCCATTCGGTAGCCCATGCAATCCCCGTCCTGGCGGTCAAAGCCGTGAACTCGGTCTATGCTATTGATGGCCTTAGCCTCGTCAGAACGAGCCAGCCTGCACCACCGGTAGTCTGTGTTCCCGTTGACTCCGTTCGTGGTCAGAGAACGGTCGTTCAGCACGGTCGTCAGCGCTCTATACAGAGTCCACACACCCACACGGGTGGGGTAAAACAGGGTCACTGCGAAGAACTGTGAGACGATTTTAGGAACGGCGTCGGTTCCATCATCCAGGTGAGCCGTAGCGACTTCGCCGTATTCTTGGACGATGGCGATTTGGTAGGTCTTCTGTTTCTTGGGTTCCAGCCAGCCGTTGTTGACGACAACCGTCCAAGACCCGACCGGAGGGGTATTGTCTTCAATAAGTCCCTTCAACAATGTGTGGGGGTCAACAAGAGGAGGTTGGCCGCCGGTCATGGTTAAGCACCACCGTTCCCGAATACGGCAACGGCTGTGAACGAGTCACGCTTGACACGGTCAAGCATCTCACGATATTCAGCCTCAGTGGAGGCCAGTAGCGGCCGCCACATCTCCTTGATTCGTTCAGAGCAGTTCTCGTCGTTGAGAGCGGCCCTTGCGGCCTGTCGTATAACCAACATGATGGTCGCCATTTTGGCTTCAATCGGGGGGGCTGTGCGACCTGCCTCGTAGGTCACTTTGAACAATTGTAGAGCCGTCAAGCCCGCTGGACCGTGGAGCCGTATGATACCGGATTCAGGGTCGTCAAGCCACCAGTCAGAGTCGCCTCGGGTTCGTCCTTCTACCAGGGCCACCGTGGAGCCGTCGGACTTGGTCTCCTCAAGCGAGGTGACAGAGACGACTGGGCGCTGGCGCAGTACAAGGTGAGTGAGTCGGTCGGTAGAATCGTGGTACTCAACAACGGTTTCAGTCCCAGCCAATTGCCTTCCAGCGTACATGTCAACCAAGCGCGAAGCGTTGGTTATCATGGTGCCGATTTCAGAGTCGGTTGGTCCGATACCGTCACTGAAATTGATGCCTGCGTAGGTCTCAACCTCAGTGAGGGTAGCGTAGTCAATAGCCGTCATTCGTTAAGCCCTCCATGGAGTGTGCCCGCCCAGCGAGCGTTCCAGTGGGAGCCAGCCGAGCGAGTCAGCCTCAGACCGTTGCGATTCCAGTAAGGAGACAGATTGCCTCTGGGTAGCGAACACCGAAGGCCATGTCTTGCTTAGGGATGAGCACGAATCGGTCCTTGGTTGGCTCGTCGTGGAACCCGATGCTGAATCGGCGCTCGGCGACTGTTGGGTTGCCGATGAGCGGGGAGCGAATGTGTGTCAGGATGGCCACGGTCTTGTCAACAGTGGTTGCGTCGTAGACACCGGTTGCGTTCAGGTTGGTTGCGATTGCACCAGTACCGAAGACACGGATTCCGTAGATTTTTCCGATTTCACCAGAGAGGATGGTAGCGGCAGGGCCGTACTTGTCCACGGTTTGGAGTTCGGTCAATCCGAGCAATTGAACCTCAAGGTTGCGAGGAACGATGAGAGCAAGGTCGTCACGGTTGTCAGAGTAGACACCGAGGCTTGCGATTGCTGTTCGGAGGTGGGACAGAGCGAAGGTTCCGCCGACTGCGACTGGTGTAGCCGAAGCGGACTTGCGTAGTCCATCAAAGAGGAGCAAGTAGTCGTTTGCGGTTCCTGAGACACCGGTTGGGTTGTTGACAGCGTCGTACTCACCGTTGACATTGTCACGGTAGCCAGGGGTACCAGTGGTGGTTGTGTCACCGTTGATGAGAAGGGATTGCTCGTTGTAAGCAAGGCGGGAAGCAATGTCGTCACGGAGGACAGACATGAGGCCTTCAACACCGTAGGCAACGAGGTAGTTACCGATTGGAATGTTAGCAATCATGGTCTTGAGTTCCAGAGTGATTTCATCTGTTGCGTGTCGGGATTCAGAAGCGGCTGTTCCAGCATCAGTCATTGAGAGCGTCTGTTGGTGGAAGTCCACGGAGCCGCTCAATTTGGGCACATTGACCTTTCGGCGAGACATGGGCATAGCAGGGAACAGACTTCGCATGAAGTTCCGTTCATAGACGATGCCGATGATTTCGTCTGCGGTTTCGGTCGGTAGCATGGTGGCGCCAGTTCCTGAGGCGGCACCTGCAAGTGCATTCTTAACTCGTTCTGTGAGTTCGGTGAAGTCCATTTCTTGGCTCATGTTTTATCTCTCCTGTTCTTGTGGGTATTAACCATTTCCCTTCATTCAAGCATTTTACCTGCAAGTCGGCCTTCAAGCCACGAGCCGAGGGAAGCCATTCCTTTGGAGACTTCCGGCTGTGGGTCGTGCTTGGTAGGACCGGACTTCTCAGTCACAGTCTTGGTTGTCGGGGAAAGGGACTTTGGCTTGGCGGAAGGTGCGCTTGGCGCAGGCATTCCGATTTCAGCCATTTTCTCGCCGAGTCGGCGGGAGACCTCTGCTTCAATTTGGGCCTCAGCCTCAGCGGCGGCCTTGGATTCAGTCAGGGATGCAATGGTAGCGTCACGCTCGGCGAGCAAGGTCTTGAGTGATTCAGTCTCGTCCAGGCGAGCCACGAGGTCCTTGAGACCCGTCTCAACCGATGTGAGGGCACTGACGACCTCGGAGAGGACTTCAACGCCAGTGGTTGTTTCCTCAGAGAGTTCAACGAGTTCTTCGGCGAGTTCTTCGTCCACTGGTTCCTCAGCGGATTCCTCAGCGGATTCCTCAACGACTTCCTCAGGGAGTTCTTCTTCAAGAACTTCCTCAGCCTCTTCCTCAGCGACTTCTTCGGTCTCTTCGGATTTGACTTCAACGACTTCGGTCGTCTTGAGTTCTTCTTCGGGTGCTGAAAGTTCAACGACTTCCTCTGTGACTTCTTCGGTGACTGCGATTTCTTGGTCGGTCATGCCCTGTTGGCTATCATCATGGCCTTTAACGGTATCGCCGTCAATAGGCTCGCCGATTCGCTCTTGTAGTTCAGCCAATTTTGCTTCCAGTCCGGCGATAGTGTCGGTCAATTCAACGAGAATGTCAGCATCAAACGAAAGTTCAGTCTCCTCGCTCGGAGGGTCTGGTTCATCGTACATCTCGCTCTTCCCGAACTCAACAATGATTGAGTCGTCTCGCTCTTCCACTGCAATAATGTGCTTCTCGCCGTCGTATGAAATGAGGGACTTGCTGACCCCAAAGAGTGCGTTGGGGCTGGCTGGAATGTCAACCACGCTGGTCTCAATCCATTCAATCTCTGTGAAGGTCAGGTACTCGTCGTTCCCACTTCCTTGCTTGACTCCAGCCTTAGCAATGAAGCCTATTGAGAACGCTCGTAGCATGCCCTTGTTGATTTTGCGGGTTATGTCCTTCTCGCCACCGTCAATGCGTGCACGGCCAAACACAGCCTCTATTTTCTCGCCGTCAGGCTTCTCCCACATACCCATTTCAACGGATTCCATGAGGCCAATGACCCCGTAGTCCTTGCGGTGATTGTAGAGAATGACTGGGTTCTTGTTGTACGATTCCCAGGAGTCCATGATTGCCTTAGCGTCTACCAATTCCTTGTGTCGGTCAAGCATTGTATCGTCGCCGACATACACTGGACCGTAGACTACTACATCGTCGTCAGCGTGCTCAGGAGTGTGCTCCTTGTCCACCTTGAAGGGCATGGTGAGCCTGTACTCAAACACGGCTTCCTTTGCCTCTCCAGCGATACTGGAGAACAATTCGGAGTCAACGACGACTGCATTGTCAAGGACGCTCATGCCCTTCCGTTCAGCCAATATGGTTTATGAGGGTTCCCACATAGCGGGGCGACCCTTGGGTGACACATTTGTCCACTTCAAGCGCTTGAGTACAGCGGCTACCTCGTTGGAGTTATGGTCCCAATGGCGGTCACTGAGACGGTAGTAGGTCTCGTGGTTGGCGTCCTTGAAGTCAGTGGCGTAGACCTTGAAGTACGCAGTGGGCTGAGGCCAGTGCTCTTGAGGCATGGTCTCTCGTAGTTCTTCCAGGCTGTCGTACAGCCATGAGGGGCACCGGTTCAACAGTCGTGTGGTCTTCCATGGCTTGCCCATAAGAGAGGTACTACACCCCACCTACTTAATGCTCAAAGTTCTTTCTTCTTGCGGGCTTCGTCAATGACCTGCTTCATGTGGCCGAGACCACGAGAGCCGACGACCAACCATTTGACCTGGGCAATGACGCCAGCCAAGCGGAAGTCCTTGTAGTGGCGAGCGGCCCACGCCTCACGCAGGCGCACAGCCTTCTCGTCGGTTGGAGTCTTGACCCCTGTGCTCTTGACCTTGCGGAGTCTGTTGAACTGGGTGTTGCCGAGGGTGTTGCCTCCCTTTCGCCAAATGTCGGGGTGTTCCTCTCTCAATTTGAGGGCATAGGCCAGTGGGAACTGTGTGTACTCGCTATTGGCCAGACTAACCTTGTCGTCGCCACCACGCTTGGGGAAGTTCGTCTTGGGTGCCTTCTCGTCGTAGTCAAACGACTTCGTGGATTGGGGATGGCCCTTCGGGAGCAGGTCTGTATCGTGCTTCCCACTTCGGAACCTGCCGTTGCGGAGCACATAGAGGAATGAGTTCACCCGTGCATAGGCCCACTGGTCCGCTGAGGAGACCGTGGGGCGCACCGAGCCAGGGTTGGTATTGTAGGCACCGACGCCACGCTTGAACACAGCCACGAGCGTGCGTGTGCTGGTTTTCTTGGTAGCGGCGTCATGCTTCTCGTTGTGTTTCTTCGCCTTCTCAGCCAGTGCCTTCTTGACGGATGCTGAGACGGATGGTGCTTTTTCAATCATGTTATGAACCTCGGTAGGGACTTCGCCACTGCCCTGTCCAGTACCAATTTTGCATCTCGCTGAAAGTGTCGGGATGCGTAGCGGACTGCTGGGCGAATGTATGGTTTGGGTGGGAACGGAGCGAACGATACTCGCCCGAACTCAACGACGAGGGCGTATCGTATTCGGCTATTGCCGAACCTGACCTCAACCCCCTTACGGTCTTGCGAGCGAGCGACTCTCCCCGATGCTCTGAGGGCACCGGTTCTGACTGGGACCAATTGCTGTGCCTTCTTGAGAATCTTCTCAGCCATGGCGTTCTGCATGTCAATGCTACCCTGGCGGTCCATGTAGGCCCCAAGATACTCAAATGAACGCCCTATGCGGTTGAACACTCCAGCGTTGGTCGTGACTTTCACCTTAGAAGACCTCCCAAGGTACCTCTAAGGCTTCTTCTCGGTCTTCGGGCGGTATAGGTGCCTCTTCCTCATTGTCGTCCGTTGTAGGGGTGCTCTCGTCGTTTTCCTCGGCGGCGGCTTCGGCCCCTTGGTTGATTGACAATTTTGGTGAGACAAAGAATGGGTCGTCAGCCTTCTCGTCGGAAAGCATCTCGTAACCGAGCATCATCCTGGCCTCGTTGACCGTTATGACACCCTCTTGCCTAAGGGCGGCAATAGCCTGCCCCTGTGCACGAATGACTTCGGCCATGACCTTCTCCTTGGATGGACGAATGGTGTTGAACTTGAACACGAAGTCGCTGATGCCGAGAATGGGGAGCACTCGGTGGTTAATCATGGACGCTATGCGGTAGTGGTAGGACTCCACCACATCGTACCACGCCTCTAATTGGGACTCGGGATTGCTCATTTTGCCTGTTTGAACCCACCCTAATTTCATTGGTGGGATGCCGAATACAGCACAGATTTCCTCTCGGTAGTAGTAGAGGAGGTCAAGGTGTTGACCATCCTTGATTGAGTCAATCAGCCGGTGCGTCTGGAAGCCTGTGCCTCCGTTGACTGCGACAAGGCCGAATGGTGACTTGCCGGTACTCAATTGCTGTTCCAGCATGGCCAGCATGGTCTTCATCTCGCTGTTGCTAATGTCGCCGACATTGAGAATGGTCTTGGGTAGCGTCCCAGTGAACTGTTCGTTGATGTAATTTGACAGGTTCAATTGACCTGCTATGGTCTGCAATAGGGGGACGATGGGGGAAGTTCCGTAGCCACGACCCTGCTTGTATTTGCTGATGTGGAGCACCTTGTTGGACGCAAACCTGCGAGTCATTTCATTGATTTTCTGGACATACGCCATTTCAGGAGGCTCGGGCAGTCGCTCGTTTGGGATGATTTCCATTGTATCGGCTGGTATGTTCCAGAGCGAGACAAGGTTGCCTCCAAACACCCAGTCTGTACCCTCGTCGTCAGACTTGTCGGCACTGCCGTCCATTTCAAGGTAAGCGTCACCAAAGAGAGCCAGGTCGTACACGAGGGTCTCCAGCCACTCGTTCCCCATGTCGTCGGGGTTGGGCATAGAGAAGAACATGTTGAGTCGTTGAAGGTCGGCTGGGTTGCCCTGTTCCACACCCTCAGCAAGGTCAAACCTGTACCCGTTGCCGAGTACATCGTCTACGGTGCGTCGGATGATAGCGGCAATGACCTCGGACTTCATGCTTATGTCACGAATCACACGAGGGTCAACCAATTGGTGAGCGCCTCCGGTCTTCTTGCCGGTTCGCTTGTCCACTGTGGTACTGTGGCCTATCCGAGACAGTGAGGCGAGGGCTTTCATGTCCAGTTCATCGGACTGAGAATCCTTGCTACGACGGCGAAAGAATCCACGACGCTTGCGCTCGGCCATGACCTTCACTTAGGCCACAGGTTCTAAACACTGTCGGCTCAGGGCCAATAGACGCAGGGGCTTGAGTATTCGTTTTTCTGTTCCCATTCACGGAACGCTTCTTCTGTTGAAATGACCGTAGCCCATCCGTCCGCATTGTCTTTAATGCTACATGGATAACCCCATGTCATATCTGCAATAAACAAACATGCTTCGGTTATATTCATCTTTCTTTGCTCTCTCTTGTTCGCCATGTTATAGCCTATGGGTCTCCCCTATATAACTGTATCGCCTATTCTTCTGTTAAAGCGGCGGCGTTCATTCCTCATCGGAGGGCAGTGGAGTAGACCTGGAGGCGCCAATGCTTTTCTTAGCCTCTCGCTCCATCACCATTTCATGGTCATGTTGAGCGGCGGCCCGAGCCAGTTCGTGGTCAGTGCGTGCGGCCAGCATTTTCAGTTCCGCTTCGGCATGAGGAGTCATGTTCTGAATATCGTTCGCTGTCTCCTGTTTGAACAGGTCAAGTACATTTGTGATAATGAGTAGCGCTGGACCCCCGACAATACCTATGACTGTCAATTGGTTCTCGGTGATTTCAACACCGTCTACTACGGAGCGCCATACGGCGAGAGAGGCGAATGCAACCCAGGCCAGGACGATTGGAACCGATACGAACCAAAAGAGCCTCTTCGTGCTTGACTGCTTCGCCATGTTTCCATCTAAGGTGAGAGGCGGTTCATAACGCCAGCGGTATTCCGCAGGCGGCGGCGACGATTCCAGCGGCGGCGACAACCAACCTCGTGACTCCCGTCTTGATGTGGGCGTCAATGTCGTCCTTGAACTCCTTGAGGTCTTCAATGTCACGGCGTTGCTCCGCTTGCTCCGCCTTAATGTCTTGAATGTCCTCAGCAATATGAGCGAGGTGGTTATCACGAATCGTGACCACATCGTCTCGCAAGCCCTTAACCATCTCAAGAAGGACCGCATCAGCGTTCGCCATGATGGGAATGTCCTAAGCACACGGTTTATGAGCGATACGACGGCCCAAATGAAAATAGGGAGTATCAATATAGGTAGCAAAAGACTATATACCCCCCACTCATAGGCACTTATGCTCCGAAGGTCCTCATCTCAGGAACACCGCCACCGTCGCCAATTTCAATCGCCAGGCGGGCATACAGTAGGGCGTGGAATGCGTGGTCGTCGCCGTCTCGTCCGTACTTGGTCAGGGTTTGACCTCGCACCGGTCGGAAGTTCTTCTCATCGGTCTCAGCGGAACTCGTCAGGGCGCACCATTCGTGGGCCACCCACGCCAGTGAGTCGTCACCGTAGGGTAGACTGACCTGCTTGTTCTTGATGGCCTCCACGGTCTGCTCTACATAGGTTGTACGGTCCACGACACACATGAAAATGAGGTTGCGGTTGTTGTCCCGTTTCTTGTACTCGTAGGGCCTCATTGGCCGAGACGAATAGTAGCACGAGCGTACACGGTCTCCGAACTCCTCTTGCAGTTCCTTGACCTGCCGAGCGCCGTACCCTATGTCCGCCACTACCTGTACGCAGTTATAGTCGCTAATCATCTGTTTGAGAATCTCTACCTCGTCGCCCTCTCCCGTTTCACGGCTGTTCAATTTGACTGCCTGGAGGATATTGGACTGCGCGTCGGTGATAACCACGGTGGTCTCCCTACCCCAGTCAATACCCATGAAGGTCTCATTGGGGGGAGCGACGCCACGAACCACTTCGCGTTCGCGGTCAAATGTCGGGAGCACCTCGTCAAATGTCAGCGGCTTGGTGGACCCAGCGAAGAACTCGCCGAGCACTTCGTTGGCGAATCGGCGAGGGGCGTAGGTCTCCTTCTTTTGGGCTATGTCCTTCGCTGTAATGTCGGGGTGCATCTCCTGTGAAATGTGGTACCCTATGATGTTGGCTTTGCTACCAGGACCGTGTACCCACGCTCTCTCCTCGCTGTCCCATTCGCCCTTCGTGGACTTTTCCCATAACTTCCAGAACTCGGACCCTTGCTCACGGGCTGTACCCGATATGACGACCCACTTGTAGTCCGATTGAGCGAGCATTTCAATCAGCATCGGGAGTACATCACCGTCGCTGTCTTGGTACTCGTCAATGCAACAGAGGTCAGCCTCAATACCCAGCAATGCGTGGGCGTCACCCCAGTTAGAATAGGCGTAAAGGTGGTTGAGGGTCTTGGCCCCCACATCAAAGGTTTGGTGGCTCACAGACGACTTCAAACGGGCCTTCATGAGGGTGCCGTTGTTGATGGAACCCATCATAGCACCGTTGAGCCGCTCCTCAACGAATCGTGTCACCTGTGGCTGTCGTGGAGCCGTGTAGACGGCGTTGAAGTACGGTATGTTCATCAGGCCATAGAGGAGGAGGTTGCATATTGTCTCGGTCTTCTCCACCTTGCGAGAGCACTTGAGTACGACCATCTTGGTGGTCTCGCTCTTCTCCAGTGCACCGAAGTGGCGGTAAATCTCGGTCAGGTAATCCCGACCGTCCAACCGGAACGGCTTGCCGTCAATCGTGCGAAAGTAGCACGACCAGCGGTCAGGGTACAGAGCAATTTCACGCGCCTGCTCGGCCGTCAACCGTCCGGTCTCCCCTTCCGCCATGGTTCCCCATGAGGGGCGGGGTTTGAAACAGTTCCGCCGTTCAGTAGAGACCATTGACGCTGAACTTGTAGGCGAACTGTGAGCAAGCGTCGGACACTGCTTTCAGGTCTATTGGGACGCCTGCACGGGTGTACTGTGGAATACATGAAAGCAAATGCCTGCGGTCGTCATAGAGGAACTGGTTCTTGCTTGCCTTTCGGGCACCCGTCGTGGTTGCTGTCAGGTATGCAACGCCGTCACTATTGACACGAATGAGGGCCATTCCGTGACGGACGAGAATCTGTGCTTCGTTGGTTGAGACTCCTGAATCACCAGCGACTTGACTTGACCAGCAAATAATGTTGGTGTTCGTTCGTCGGTCCGTGAATACACTGTGGTACAGTGCACATAGGTAGTGTCGTCGGGCTTCGTGTATCGGGTTTTTGTCCGCCATGTTTAACCGTAGTAGGCTCCCCTATTAAAGACTTTCGGTCAAAGGTTCTGAGAGTAGTCGGAGGTCGGCTGGGCGAATCGGTGTCAAGCACCAGAACACGCCGCACCCCAGTGTGCCTATTCTACCGCATAGGACGACCATGTTTGGCCAGGTATCACCGTCGCCAAGCATCATCACATCAACGGGGCCACAGCGGCCACAGCCTAAGCACGAGGGTAGGGTTCCAATGGAGTTCACCTTGACCTCAGTGGTCTCAATGCCGAGTTCGTGGTTGCTTGGAGCGACAATGCTCCGAGGAACGGGTTGGTTCAACAGCCAGCGCGTCAAGCACTCACCCCAAGGACCCGTTTCTTGACCTTGTCCAGCATCCTCTGTTGCTTGGGGCTGAGAGGAATGCCTACGGCGAAGCGAGAACTACTGACACTGGCCAGGAAGTCCTGTTCCCACGCTGACAATTGGGACTTGTAGGCCGTGAGGAGGTCGCTGGCTTCGTTATGCTCGCTCGGCACGGTTGTACCCATAAGGCACCCCATAATGCCGTCGTAGTGGTCCTTAGTGGACCACTTGAGGCCGTGTAGACCGTATCGGCGAATGGAGGCCTCAACACTTCCAATGCGGTTCGCAAGACCCTCGGGAACTCGTCCATCACTGAACCCAGCCTCAGCCTCTCGTCGGAACGACTTGGCGTCACGGTTGTTCTGAGCGCTCGCTTTGACTGCGGCGGCTCGTGACCTATCGGCCTCAATCACCCGTCGCTTGACTCGTTCAGCGGCGTTGTGGACCTGTGTTCTGAAGTGGGGCTGGGTGTCAAGGTACCATTGCTTGGTCTTCCCAGTGAGGTAGCCTCGTGCCTTAATCATGCGTTCAGCACGCTTGGCGTAGGTCGCATTAGGCTTTCCGAACTCTCGTCGTCCGGTGGTGTCGCCCACTGCGTAGGCGTGGTATGCTGGCCAGTGTTCGCTCGCCATATCGTGCATGAACTCGCGCTTGTAGAAGGCCTCCTTGGCCTCAGCCATTTGCACCTTGAGGAAGTCTCGCTTGGCGTCACCAGTCAGCCCGTGGACGCCCTCAGAGACAATGTCAATGTGCTTCCATACGCATTCGTTTCCAACGACAATGGTCTTTGGTTGCTCCTTGTCTTCAACATGACAAGCCTCACGAATGTTCTGTTTTCCACAGAGGTAGCACTCGGCGTCGCCTGCTTTGACGAAGTGTGAATGAGTGTATTCCCAGTCATGAACGAAGTCTTCGTAGACCCGAATACGACCAGCGCTCAGGCTGTTGTCATGAGCGACAATGCGTGAGACCTTGGCGAGGTTGAGTACAACCCGCTTCTCGTGAGACTCTACGCCTCGTTGTAGGTTCTCAACAATGTGCGGCGGTATCTCGCCGTCGTAAAGAGTAGTCTTCATTCGTCCACCTCCTCGGTGACAACATCGGGGTCATGGACCTCGTGGTTCAGAGAGTATTCCTTGCGTGAGCGTTCGTTGCCGTGAGCGGTTATACCGTTCTTGGTCTCGGTAGCAACAATCAAGTCACCGTCTTTGACCATGCGCTTCAGGACGAACGCCATTTGCTTGGCCGTTCGCTTGGAGCCTTTGGGTACAATCGGGTTCACTGCCTCAGCGACAGCGCCGGACTTCATTGGTCGTGGGTCGGCTTTCATGCGACCAATAATGGCCGTTCGTAGGTTCTTCGGTATTCGCTTCATTCTTGTCCGCTCCAGTCGTTGGTAGTGTGCCCCTATATTTAAGGGTGCCGCAAGGAACACCTGCTCAGGGCCATGTGAATACGCCCTTGCATTCGGGGCATTTCACGGGCAGGCTGGTCGGAGTTCCCGTCGGGCATTGAGCCTTATCGGCATGAATAATAAGCCTTTGGTGACAATTAGGGCACTTTGAGGTGTCAACCCAGTAGTCGTCTCGTGTGGAGCCGAGGTACACATGCTTGACCTCCCTGGAGTCTCTCCACTTCGGGTCGGGCGTGTCCACTGGAACCACGACCTCAGACGCTTCATCAACCGGAGGGAAGTGAAGTCGGCTGTGGAACTCCCAATTCGGCGTTTCGCTGTGTAGTGCGGCGGTTACATCGGGGACACGGCTTGAATGCTCAGGGTACCATAATTTACCATTCCACTCAGCAGTATTGGAAGCAGGTCGCATCATTCTAAGTGCCTCAACGGAATGCTCGTTGTAATTGACATTGAACACTGGAAGAATGTCGGTTGGTTCCATATACGAATCCCCCTCGTTCCATACGCCACAGAATAGGGTGAAGAATCGCTGGGCCAAGGTGTGCATGTCGCTGTTGTAGACCGGAGTGAAATAATCCAAGTCGGGGTCCGACTGACCCATTCCAATGTACTCCTCGCCAGCGTTCCAGGTAGGAACAGACACTTGCCTCGCAAAGAACTCCATGCGGTGACTGGGTGCCTCGGCACCACCCCTTGCATAGACAATGACGGGCATGCGGTCCTTGGGCCACATACCGAACACAGGTACCTTATCCGACCATGTGGCTATCGCTTCCGACTCTGGAACGAATGTCGCCATTGGGCCGAGTAATTCGGTGTCTGTGTTGCCCAGAAGAGGGCGGAATGTCGCCATCCAATTCGCAAGAGAGAAGGACCAATCGTCACCGTAGCCATTCAATTTTGGCCAGAATGGGTGCATGGGAAGGGCTTGTCGTTCAAGCCACTTTTCACGGCCTACAAGGTACAGACTGTCTCTGGCCCTCATTGCTTCACCACCCGTCGCTTGAGGGAGCGCTTGAGCGCCGTCTTGAGGGGCAAGAGAATGTCCTGTGCGAGGGTCTCAATGCCGTTCACTGAGGCGTGCCCGTGGTTGGCGTAGTAGCGGCTGGTGTCCATGCCTGCAATGCCGACCGAGAAGAGAATGCACTCGTCTTTCTCAGCCTCAGCCAAGACCTGCTTGAGGTGGGCGCCAGCGCCAATCCCGTTGCATGGACCGGCTGGGGAGCCATCTGAAATAATGAAGACCATGCGCTTGGAGTCAGTGTCACCGAATTGCTTAGTGCGCTCCATAGCCCAGCGGACGGCGTATGCGTCGCTGTTTTGGGAACCGGCGAATGGGGTGACAATGCGTCCCTTGACCTCAGTGGTGAGGCTTTGGTTGGCGCCCTTTCGTATGTTAATGTAGGTGCATCCACGGTGGAAGTCACGCATGGCTCCGTTGGACGAATTGAAGTCAACGACCTCGTAGTCCGCTCCGACCAATTCAAGGGCCTCTGAGAGGGCCACAGCGGCCTTAGCGGCTTGGCGAGCACGGCGACCGTTCATGGAGCCGGAGGCGTCAATCAAGACCACACAGCGCAATTTGAAGTCGGGGTGGACCTTGTCCTTCTTGAAGAGGCGCTCGGACGACTTGACAGCCCAGAGACGGGAGTCGTCAATTTTACCCTTTTTGTGGTGGGTTGAGTAGCGAGTGTCGGCCCCACGAATGAGGTTCTTGAGGGCGGCCGAAAGGCGCTTGACAGCGGCTTTTGTTTGGGCCTTGACAGCGTTGTAATCACCTGCTTGGGCTTCCATGTTGTAGTGTCGCCATTCCTCGTTCTCGCCTGTAATAATGCCGTGTCCACCGTCGTTGGTGACGCCAGCGGCTTCGGCGTTATGAAGGTCAGCAGTCAAGTCACTGAGGTCCACATCTTCAGGGAACCAAAGGTCGTCCGACTCGTCAAAGACACTTTGAGCCTCGGCGAGGAGGTTCTCAGCATAGTCAATGCCGTTGAATCGTGTATCGGTTGAGCCGGTTGAGCCAACCATTAGACTACCCTCGTGGTTGTCGCCAGCCTCGGTGTATGCGTCGCCACCAAAGTCGTCGTCGGGTGTCTCACGAGAGACAGGCCTACCATCGGCTCCCTCGTCGCCCACAGCGCCTTCTTCGTCGCCACCGGTACCTTGACCCTCGGAACCGGAGCCGTCGCCTTCTTGGCTATCTCCAGCGCCCTCAGCGTCGTCTCCAGACTCAGCGCCACCCTCGGAAGAGTCGCCTTCATCATCACCGTCGCCAAGACCAGCGCCGTCTTCAAGACCAGCGTTGTCGCTTGTTGGAATATCCATGTCCTTGAATCGGGAAGTGCGAACGGTCTTGGCCTTGTCCTTGTTTCGCTTTTGGGTGTTAGCGGCTTCGGAGACCTTCTCCATGGACATGTCGTCCACGAACATTGCTTCACCTGCTGGGTCCTCGGACGCTCCGTATTCGGAGCCACCGGTCTCGTCTTCAGGGAAGTGCTTGCGGTACACTGCGAGAACAGCACGAGCGCCCTTAATGACACGAGTAGTGTCTTGACACTTGAGTGCATCAGCAAAGAGAGGGCGAGCCTCGTTCATCATAGCAATGACCTTGTTGTTGTCAATGAAGTGACCGACGCCAAGAATAGCCTCGGTAGCAATAGCAATGACGCCCATTTTAGGCGCTTCAGAGTCCGGCACAGGCTCACCGCTAAGGTTGTCACGGTGTTGCTCCATCATCATGGTTTGAGTCATGTCCAAGCGCTTCTTGGAGCCTGCGAAGTCCTTGCCGAGCAAGTAGTTCACACGAGCGTCCTCAAATATGTTCGTGAAGTCGTGGAGCAATTTGTCCTCGTCACCACGCTTAATGGCGTCGGCAACGACTTTCCAGGCGTTGAAATTGGTGTATGCAAGGTGTCCAGCACATTCGTGAGCCAAGACAGCCTCGGTCAAAATCAAGTTCATGTTGTCGGACACACCGGCAAGCATCGGGTAGGTCAAGTACACGGTTTCGCCGTCAGTAGCACATGGTTCGGTAGGTCCGACTTGTAGTCGCTTGACTGCTCGTCCCTTGCCTTCCATTTCACCGCTGAGAATACGGGCAAGGTTGCCCAAGTGGTGGTGGTAGGCTCGGCTCGTGTTGGTGTCCCATGGTCGCATCATGTTTGGTCCTACACGCTCCACCTATATAACAGTGGTGCCCTATCGCTTTGAATAAGGTGGGGAATCGGTCCTTTTGGCCCGAAGCGTGCGAATGTAGTGACGAGACACGGTGGAAAGGTTGTCTATATCCCAAGCGTGGCTGTGCATCATGAGGCCCTTGGCCACCTGACCTGGAGGTGTTCCGTTATGGTGAGCCATAGATAGGATGGAGAGTGGGTGAACGGTGAAGTCGTGGTTGTATTCGCCGGACAGCAAGGCCTTCGGTTGGTCACGCTGGTGAACAAATGCAACCCCGTCGCCATCTGGAATCATGTTCAAATCGGCACAGACCTTGGCTTGTCTCCATGACCGTGCGGTCTTGGCTATTGCATCCAATACCTCAGCGTCGGCTGGGTGGTCGGCAAGCATTTGTTGGAGGTGGCGTTCTTGAGGTCGCTCAAGTTCAATCACCACGCACTTGGTCCGAACTTGGTATGGTACAGACTGAATGGACAGTGCGAGAATCGCCGTGGGAGGGGCGTCAGGGAGAGCGTTTTGGACTTTGGTCCATAACCTGCTCCCGAGCCAATCGGCGTCGTCTATGAGGGCGTATCGGCCCTTCCCGTAGAATGTAGGGTGTCGGGCATTGCTCATTGCTACGAGCGGGTCCTCATGGGTCTCGGGTTGCATCCCCAATTCGGCGCTCAGAGTCTCAAGCACGAAGTTCTTCCCAGTGCCCGTCGGTCCTACGAGAAGCAGGGGTCGCACGGGGTCCTTGAGCCAGTATCGCACACCCTCAATGGGTGCTCGCTTGCCGTAGAGCATCAGTAGTCGTCCCTGAGAGTACGCTGTGCCTTCGGTACGAGGGTTTGCTGGTACGGGTCGTTCTTGCCTTCCAAGCCCATGGGGTTGACGCCTATGTGGGCGCACAGCACCTTCACGAGTCGCTCAAGGTTTAGAATCCGGTTTTCCAGGTCTGCTTTGGTTTGCATGACCCTTCACCGGCTCCCCACCTATTTGAGCGCCATGGGTGGCTCGGGGGTTGGAAGCGACCTCAGCCGCACCCCCGAGCCGTTCATGGGCTGAGGTATGAGCATCATACGAAGTCTTCAAGGCGAGCACGAGCGGCCGCTTCAACCTGTGGTTGTTCATCGGTTGTGTAGCGTCCAACCATGACATAGCGGACGGCTTCGGAAATCGTGAGGTCGCCGAGTTCGCCGACCATTTGAACGAGCATACGGGTGGAGGTGTCGGACTCCATTTTGTACTCTTTCTTGAGACGGCGAAGGTCGTTGGCGAGGTCAACAATGTTGCCCACGAGTTCAGAGTCACGGAAGCCGGTTTGGTCTTGAATGACCTTGACTTCCATGTCACGAGAGAGGTACGAGAACGGCAATGTGTAGGTGAAGCGGTTCTTGGTCGCTTGGTTCATTGCGTTGACGCCAGCGTAGTCGTCCGGTGGGTTCATGGTACCAATGACCATGAATCCAGGCTTGGCCTTGACGACACGGTTGTTGTCGTCAGGAATGACGAGCATGCCTGTGTCCATGAGACCGTTGAGGGCCATGAGAATGTTCTCACGAGCGCCGTTAATCTCGTCAGCCAAGAAAGGCAAGCCGAGTTCAGCGGCCATGGTACCGACGCCGTCTTGGAAGACGACTTCGCCGTTGACGAGGGTACGAGCACCGAGGAATTGGTCCTCAGTCACGCCGTCCGAGAAGTTCATGCGAATGAGTGGTGTCTGGACAGCGTGGAAGAAGGACTTGGCCAATTCGGACTTCCCACAGCCGGTAGGACCGACAATGAGCATGTGCGCTTTGGTGGTGTCGCCAGCGAGGGAGTGCTTGTAGCGGTTGGCCATCAAGCGGTACTCTTGGCGTTCCGACTCAACGAAAATCTTGCGAGAAGGAATCAAGGACTTCAACCAGTCGGACATACCGGCGACAGCGTCGGGGCTGTTGCGTGGAATGCCGTAGAAGACGCCGCCGACATGGACAGTACCCACAGGGGTGTCGTTGACAGGGGCAACAGTGACGGACGGTAGGACAGCACTGGACGGCGTTGCCGTAGGCATTGAAGGGACGGCGTTGCCGAGGTCTCCAACGGACAGTGCAAGGGAGGCCGACCAAATCTGTCGGTCAGCACCAATGGTGACACGGGTCACATTGGCTTTGTCCATTCGTACTTTTGAGAACGCATTGGACTTCAGGGACTCCATAGTGGTAGTCCGTCCACTTGCGAGAATCAAGTCATGGACTTGACTCAAGAAGTCGGTCTCGGTCATTCTTCCACCGGCAAGGTTGACGGCTTGGCTCATTGCTTCAATCGTGGTTAGGCTCATTTTCGGTTCGCTCCAAACGGTCCTATGTGCACCACCTATTTAACAGTACCCCTCAAAGTGACCGAGGAGACAATAACCCTTTGATGATTAGATAGGACTCAACATGGCCCTCAGTCCACTGTTTAAGAGCGTTGATGGATTCGTATTCCCTCAGAGTTCGTATTCTCGCCCACAGCCTGCGCTTGTCTTTACTATTGAACTCCATAGCCTTGCACACGAACAAGCCGACCTCAGCCACGATAGTCCAGCACACTGCTGGAGGTTGAGACCGGTCGTTCCAAACGAGGTTGAGCACTTTCCGTCCGACTTGGCGGGGGTCGGGAGACATGCACTGGAGCGCCAGGGACTCAATCAAGTCCATGTTCTCACTCACGAATGTCTTGCGTTCCTTACCAATGGCTCGTACCCAGCGTGGTGTGTGTAGGTGCCTGTACGCTACGGTTCTCGCTCCGTAGTGGGTGAACCCGCATTTGTCTCTAAGGACCCTGTATGTGGCCCTCTCGTTGCTTAATTTCATGAAAACCACTGGTCCAGCGTTGATGTTCCCACTCCTGAGACGCATCGGGACCAATTTGACCCGAGTGCACCGAGGATAGCGGCGAATGAATTGGACTGGGCGAACAGAGAATCAATGCTCATGGCCCTATCTACCTCAATACCGTGCTCGTCGGGGGTGTCACCCCATTCCACAGCAACCCTTCGGTTGGCTGGAAGTGGTGCTGGGGCCGATTTAGCGAAGAAAATGAGTGGTTTATCGCCAATATCAAAGGTAGTTCCGATGTTATCGTTGCTCCACATGGCCGCCTTATGGGCGAATGTACCCTTTTTCTTGAACCCAAACGGCTGTCCGAAGTCCTTTTGAGGCGTTTTTTCGGCGTCAAGCATCATTTCCAGGTGCTCTCGGACCAATTCACCGACCTCAGCGGCCTCTCCACCGTCCAAAATGCAGTCAAATATGGCCTGTTGGACCCTTTTCACCACTGGTGGGGACGATGAACGGCGCAGTTCTACCCCTCGGTAGCCGTGTTTTCCGTTGTACTGGCGGTATGCGTAGCGCTTCTTGACGCCCCATTGGAAGTATCGCTCGTAGTAGGCGTCCGGTTTGATGTTGAAGAACTCGTTTCGGGCCACATTGAGGGTCTCCTTGGTGAAATCGTGGAACGATTCGTTGAGTTCTGAGCATAGAATCTGAGCCATGTCGGTTATGTCCTGTTCGGTGAACGGACGGATTGCCTTTTCAGCCTCGTCGTGGTTCTCAATGGCGACCTTGCACGAGTCGGTGTCCTGGTACAGCGTCATGAACCGGAGTTCAACACACTCATGAGAGGCGGGTATATAGTCTTTTTCTGTATATACTCCTTGGTCACAGTACCACAGCGTGCGTCGGTTGATGAAATGCTTGTTCCAATCGTTGTGCAGTCGTGCGGTTTCGGTTATGTCGGACCCAATTTCAGGGTCGGCGAGACGGAACGGTCGGTTGCGGGTCTTCTCGGTCCTACCGGAGCCAAGCACGCCGTACCAGGAGTTCATGTTCTCTTTCATGACACGCTGTTGGCGGTCCAGTAAGAGCAATCGCTCGGGGTCCTCCTCGGTACGCATCTCGTCTTTGAGAGCCTGCCGTGCACCGGCGAGGTTGCGAAGGACACGGGCCATGATGCTGACCTTGTCACGACGATACACGCGCCCTCCTCGGGTCTGTGTTGTCGGGAACGGGTACTTGCCGTCGGGGTAGTCAGCAGGGTCAACCTTGGTGTCAGGACCGAAGTTCCCAGTGATAATCGCGCTGGGGTATTCCATGGAATTGTCCAGTTCAAATGCGTTCCTCCATACACCGGTCGGAGCGTCCATGACGAACCCTCCTTGCTCAATCCCGCCCTCAGGCATGGAGTCAGCGACGACCTTGACCGACGGGAGGATGATACCCTCCTTCATCAGTAGGTGGCCCATCATGTCCTCAACGAGCATCATGTTGCTGTGGCTGTTATGGAGCGTGGAGTTATGGTAGGCAGTCTTCATGACATAGAAGGGCAGTAGGTCCAATTTGTCCATGCAACGGTGTGCACACACATTGTCCCAGGCATTGTAGACGGCGAGCATCATCGGGTCCTCTTCCATCAATTGGACGATGCGGGTTCTCGGCACCTTGCCGTAGCCCAGCGTGCTGTGACTCATCCACGAGAGTGAAGCGGCACCAGTAGTAGCGGCGGCGCCTTGGACTTGCTCGGCGTAGGCAATTTTGGTGTCAAAGGTCGGCATGCGTCGCATGAACCCGAGGTTGGGTACGGCCAACCCTTGTTTCCACTTGAGACGGTTGCACCTGTTGACGAGGTATGGAATATCGTAGCCCTTGATATTTTGACCAGCAATCGCGTCGGGGTTGTATCGCTTGAGAGCGTCGTTCCACCAGTTCAACAGTGAAACCTCTCGTTCCTCCAGGGTGTCACCTTCGCAGTTCACCAGCACTACCTTATCACGGTCAATAGGGGGAATGGGTTGGTCATGCTCCACGACTCCTTCCAGAGCCTCTTGGTTGGACAAGAAACGCTTGACCAAGTTCTGTGAGGTGTGTGCGGTGGTAGCAATTTCATGAACTCCGGTGACTGAATCGTAGAGTGCGATTGACACGACTGGCTCGGGAGAGTTCTCCATGTCCAGCGAATCAGCGGTCTCAATGTCAAAGTACAGCAGGTTCGGGGTGAAGTCCGACGCTGGTACATCACTGTGTGATATGTGGATGGGTCGCAGGGCTGTGAGGTCCTTGCTCAGGTCCACTTCAATGACGGCTTCCCAGCCGTGAATCCAGCGCACCAGCGACGACCATTTGGCGTCGGCTGAGTAGTGCGGGTAGTAGAAGTCTCGGACCTCACGAATGTGGAAGGGGGACTCGCATTGAACCTCCATGAGAGGGATGCCCTCAACGCTGGTTTTGTCGGTGGCTGAGACCTTTTTGACGCCGTCTACCTTGTTTGTCCAAGGGTGTTCAGAGAGTGGTTTGGCGGTCCAAAATAGGACCTTGCACCCGTTCACATTGAGGTTGACTGAGTCGCCGTTTCGGCGCTTGCATCGTAGGACCGTGGACCACTTGTCCTTGTCTCCGATGGCTGATACATCAAGGATTAGAAGAGGCTCCTTCATCAGTTCCCCTCCCAGAATCTCTTCCAGAACGAGCGTCGCTTTTCAGCGGCTGGACCAGCACCCTTGACGGTGGTGAGCATTTGGTTTCGTTCCCGCCGTAGCCTGTCCGCTTCTTCGGTCAACGCTCGGCGTTCCTTCTTGATGCGTAGCAGGGCGGTAGCGAGGTACACTGTGAGGTCAAGAGCCTCTTCAATGCCCATCTCTACCCAGGAATCGTCTTTGTTGCCCCACTGGCGGGTGTCGTCCTCGGTACGCAGTCCGTGACCGTAGCGTTCAACACCTACGGCCATGCGCTCCTTGATGATTTCAAGAATGTCAGGGTTGTCGTCAGCCTCGTGTGGTTCAGTCACTTTTCATCACCAGTCGCCCAAACGAAGCCGTCTTCAAGGTGTTGACGGAGACATGAGACGCTCCAGCGCCCCATCAATTTGTCAAACCATGTTTGGTGGACGACGAATGGTATGCCCATGAAGTTCTCGCACTCAAGTGCAATCTCTTCGGCCATACTCTTGTCGTTTTGCTTTGAGAGTATTTCATAGGGCACTGTCCATTTTAGAAGTCGCATGGACCTATCTCATGGTCCCACCTATATTAACTTGCCTACAAAACGACCTTTCGTAGGAATGCTTTGACTGCGAGCAGGTCGTCCTGTGCTACGCTCGCCCAGTACAGAGCGTCGCCGATGCTTCCGAGTATTGACTGCGATAGGGCGAGGGGCATGCCTTCGTCCTGGGCCACGAGGTTGTAGAACGAGTTCAGAATCTCTACCCCAGTCATACCTCGCCTTCCGAGTGCATCCACTTCCTTGTCCACCTCACGGAAGAGGCGTAGGCTATCGCTGTGAGTCGCCTTCTTGGCCTTGGCTACCTTGGCCAGTAGGGTCTTGACTTGCGTGGGTTGCATGGTCACTATGAGGTCTTCAATGTCGGCTACGAGAACCTTGCCGCTCACACGGGTGACGGTCCAGAGGAGGTTGAGTGCTTTCCTCATGGAGCCTCTACTGGTGCTGATGAGGAGGTCCATGGCTTCTACGCTTAGGTCGCCCGATATTTGACAGAGAGCGTGCTTCATAACATCAGGAGCAACGGGACGGAACCGTGAGTCCGAGAAGGCACAGCGGTCCTTGACTGGGTCAATCAATTTCTGTGGGTAGTTCGCACTGAGAATGAATCGGGTCTGTGGGTAGCGCTCCATCATCCGTCGTAGCGCCGACTGGGCGTCCGGTGTGAGGTTGTCGCACTCATCAAGGAAGACCCAATTGAAGGGCATAGGGCGGCTCGTACCGGCCACCTCGTAGGTACCAATGACTCCACGGCTTGCGAACTCCTTGACCTTGGTCCGAATGACGGCAATGCTCCGCTCATCGGAGGCGTTGAGTTCCAGCCAATTGGATGCCCAGGCGTCGCCGAAGGCTGTCTTCATGAAGGCTATGGCTGTGGAGGTCTTGCCCGTACCGGCAGGGCCAGCAAACAGCATGTGAGGGAACGAGGTCTCGGGGTGCTCATGCAGTTCGTTCACCATGTACTGGAGGCGGCTGACAATGTGCGGCTGTCCAATGACTTCGCTCAGGGTTGCAGGTCGGAACTTCTCGGTCCACATGGACCTATCTCCCTTGCCCACCTATTTAATCAAGCAAGGGTTTGACGGTACGCTTCCATGTCCTCAAGCGTTTGAATGAAGACTGCGACCCACTGTGGACCAAAGACTTCGGACGCTGGTAGGTCAGCCCATGCACAGCGGTTTTGAATGACTGCGGCTTGAGACTGAGGGCGGTTGAACACTGCGACAGTTCGCAAGCCGTGGCTGTCACGAAGGGTCAGGGAACCATTGTGAATGGCTACGACTTGGAACGCATATTTGGTTCCGTGGTCTCCATTTAGGTCAGCGAAGTAGACTTCGTTCACTTCAAACAGGGCTTGGGTTGGGGTTTGTGCTTCGGGCATGTTTAGTCGTAGGGGCTACCCCTATTAAAGACTTTCGCCTAAAGGTACTGAGAATCAGAACGGTGACTTGCGCTTGGCGTCCATGTCAGCCTTGCGTTCATCAGCGAGGCGCTTCTTTTCAGCCAGTTCAGCGGCCTTAGCGGCCAGTTCAGCGGTCTTGTCAGCCCACCATACACCCGAGAGGCGTACAATGTCGTGAATCAATTCATCTGAGGTGTCGTGAATCTCAATTTTCCAGTCCATTCCACGCTTGAAGAAGGACACATCTTGGACATTGCGGTCGTCTGAGGCGTTGACTTTCCCTTCGGCTTTGAGTGCTTGGAATACTGAGTCTTTGACCCAAATGGAAGCGGCGCCACGGCGGTCTCCGTAAATGGAAGCGGCCACATGCTGGTCTTCAAGGTCGGGTTTCAGGGCAATGTAGTTCACGGCCCCAGCGGAGCGTTCCACTGCGTTGAATCCGTTCAATTGGAACTCCTCTTGAATGAGGGCTTTGGTCAGTCTTTTCATTTCTTGCTTGCCTACTTTTTCGTCGGTCATGATGTATCGGAGTCTTGCACACCTATATGAAGGTTATACCTTGAGTCATATTCCCCGTTTGAGTGCATCTCGCAACATATACGGCACGCTATACGCCCTTTAGGTACGGTATTGCGTAGCATAGAGGTGCCGCAGGTCACACAGGTCAGAGTGTACTCAGGGCGTTGCCGGAGGAGCCACCGTGTGAAGTCGGCTGACTCTTGCTTCCAGTGGTAGAACTCATCCCATCCCTGCTCCAGTGCCGAGAAGGTAGGCCCATGGCCAACATCGGGTCCCAGGAGGTGGTGACACAGTTCGTGATGAAGGAGGCCCTTCACGAGGTTCCCACGGCCGAATGCGGCTGGGTGAAATAGAATCAGCGACCGGCCCTCACGGAGCACGATACGAGCCTGCACATGCTTGAGGTCGGGGTCAAGGTAGGCGTAGTCAAAGGAGGTCGGTAGGCCCATGGCCCAGCCCCGTTCAGAGCATAGGACATAGAACAGGTGGTGAATGTGGTTGAGGTGCTCAGTAGTGAGTCCCATCGTCAATCCTCGGCGTGAATCACCATCTCGTCGCCTACACGGGTCAGCGTGAAGGGACGCTTGGGGTTGACCAGTAGAAGCAATTGAATGGCCGCTCCAATGGTGCTGGGGTCGTCCATCAGGTCCAACCTGCGAACTTCGCCCATGACCCGTATGGTGACTCATACGGTATATACCGGTTCCCCACCTATTCAACCTTCACCACGAAGGGTTCATGTTGAACTCTACGGGTTTTCTTGGTGGAGTGTAAATGAGCGCTACCGTCCTTTCAACATCGGCCATGAGGTCCTTGCGTCGGGTACGAATCGTTGTAATCTGTTGGCCCATGCGGTCAATCAGTGCGAATCGTGGTAAAGGTTGCTTGGGGTTCGTTGAAATCACATCACATGAGTTCCACCAGGAGGTGTCGTTGTTGTCGTCGTGGTACATGTCCATGTGAATGAACGCTTCCCAATAGCCATGACTCCCTCTGCGTACCATAACTCGGCAAGTGGTGGTCCCTGTCAATACCCCAATTTTGGGCAATTTGAAAATCCAAATCTTCACGCTTCCGGTCTTATCCAGAGGAGCATTGACATGGTTGAACATGCCTCTGTTTGCAGTCTTTTCGTCTATTTGGTAATTGACCCAGTGGCCTCGTACATCTTCTGTGAACTGTGGTTCCGTCATGTTTAGTGATACAAGCCACACCTATTTAACTGTGTCGCCTAAAGAGTCTTAGGACAGGGTGATACATCGGCCGTTCGGATTCGTCACCGATTTAGGGAACCAGTCAATCAACCACGCTTGGTGGTCGGCCTGGGGATTCTTGACTTGGACCGATTGAATGTCAACATCGTAGGTCTTGGCCCATTCGTTGGCCATGGAGGCTATGTGATGGAATAGGTGGTACGACGATTCAAACGCCATGCTCGTGAACGAATCCCGCCGGTCGTTGTCCCAGAGAATCCAGAGACGGGTTCCTTCGGGGTTCCAAGAGAAAATGACTTGCTGTATCATGCGAACTCCACACTGACCGTAAAGTCTGCGTGAGGTGCGCCTATCAGTTCAACACTCACGCCTTTGATACACTGTACCCCGTTGAAAGTGAACTGTTGCATAGACGAGGTGTCATTGGGTGCAAACATACGACAAATGACTTCCCCGTCCCCGAGGGTGTGTGCGTCACGAACAAGGAACATCAAATCAGCCGTCTCAGGAGCGGCTGGGTCAATGATATTCGTCAGAGTTATGCTGAATAATTTGACCCGCTTTCCGGTGACTACTGCGTCGTTTGATACTACCTTGACCACTGACATGGTTCATCCTGTGCTGGTCACGGCTCTTAACGGTCTTGCACCCGACAAGTTCTCCTATATAATCATTTCCCCTATAAAAACATAAGACGATTTTTGACTCAGCGTTTGAGACGGGTATGCGAGCAAATACCAGAAAATTATGGTACCGGCGTCAATAGGGGGGGGCCTCCAGGTGGTCCGGTGGCCCCCCAATTTTGGGCGGTTGAGGTCGCCGCTCAAGCGAAGGTCAAGCGGCCCCAGCGGGCGAGGAATCCCCGCAGGCTCGCTTTCACATCGGCGTCATTCTCAAACCCAGCCCAGCGGGCGAGGTGGGAAGCGCCCCGCCATGCTTGGCGCTCGCTTGGGTCCTTGCCGTATGCGACGCCGAGAGCGTGCTTCACGAGGTCGCCGGTGGTGTTCCAGCCGGTGAAGTCTTCGGACGCCTCAGCGAGGAAGCCACGGCCACCAGCGGAGCGCATGCGGCGGGAGAGTTCACGGCCAAGGGTGGCGTTCCAGTGGTGGCCGCCGTCCTTGAAGACCATGCCCGCTTGAGCGGTCTTCTTGACCACTGTGCGGTTCACGCCGAGGGCGTATTGTAGGTGGTGAATGAACTCGTGCATGAGGTGGTTGGCGCTTCGGTTGTTGAGGGCGTTGGAGTCGCCTTGGAGGTTGCACCGTAGGACCGGTGTGGCCTCGGTGCATGTGCTCTCAACGGCCATCATGGTGACTCGTCCGTATGAGTCGGTTGCTCGGTCGGTTTCCTTGAGGCCTGCGCTGTACTCTGCGGCGTGTGTGTTGCGGTCGTTGGTGAATCGGACTTCAAGCGTTTGGCCGCTGAAATCGTAGTCAAATGCGAGGGTGTCGCACATGCGTCCGATGAGGTCGGCGGCTTCGTTCTTGACAGCCTTGGAGCCGACCCGCTTGGTGAATGTGAGGGTGAGTCCGCAAGTTAGGTTTCGGGTGTGGGGTGTGTACGCCATGACCTGTCGTAGTAGCAGCCCCTATATCAATGCACCTCTCAAAGTTCTTCAAAACAGGCCTGAAACGGCGTTTTTCATTTTTGACCAGGTGGCCGACCACGGGCCGCCGACCCGCCTCAAATCAAGCCCAATTTCCACGCCACCACAGGCGCCGCTTGAGCGCACAGCCCGAGGCCGTAGAGGGCCACGGTGCCCAGTGCCCGCAGGCTTGGCCGTAGCGAGGCCGTGAGGGTACCAAGAAGGGCCTTCATTGTCCACGGCCCCCTTGGAGGCGGCAAGTGTCAAGGCGGTGCTGTCCGGTGCGCTTGGGGCCGCCTCGGGTGTACTTGCCGGTGTACCCGCCCTTGAGGCGCTTGCTGGTCTTGTTTGGTCTGTTCTGTGCCTTCATCTTCTCACCTCAGTACATCTTCACGACACGGTCAACACGGAGTGCGGTGCGGGTTGCTGGCTGTCGGTCTCCTCGGAGCATGACGGTGGCGACACGGCCGCCACGAATCATGGCCACCACATGGCGACCTTGAGAACCGTCGGGTGCGGTTCGGCTGGTGCCGAGGTCCATGGTGTAGACTGCGACCGACTCAGTGCGGTCAATGGTTGGCTTGATGGTTTGGACGGCGTCAATGACGGTCTTTCGCTCGGTCGCTGTGAGGCGGCCCATGAGTCGCTCGGTGGCGTGTTGTGTGTTTCGCATGGTTACAGATGAGAGGCACCCCCTATATAACAACACCGCCGAAAGGTTCTGAACCAAGGGAGGAAAGTATAGGTTAGGAAAGACTATATACCGACAGCCACACCGTTCCAGTGGATGATGATTAGCCGAGGGGTGGGCGGCCTCGCAGTACAGCGTTCAGGCCTGGATTCCAGGCCTCCGGCGGGCCGACCGGCGGCCCCACGATGGACCGGTTCAGGCCTCAAGGTGGACCCACATGAAAATGGCCACCATGACCGGCGGGAACACGACGGCGACCCATCCAAACCGGCGGGCGAATGCTCGGACTTTTTCGGTTCGGGTCGGCTGTCGCTTGACTCGTGCGGCGGCGTTCATTGCATCCCACTCGCGGATAATTCGGGCGGTCGCGTCGTGTCGGCTTTCATGGTTGTCCATGTACCGCCGAGGAAGCGCCCCTATATCAATTGAACTCTCAAAGTCCCTTGTATGCGTGCACTCGGTCGCCTTCCACGAACCAGCGCCACCCGTCGCCCTCAACGCTGTTCAGGTGTCCCCTGTGCATGTGCATGCGGCCGGTCCTATCGGCGGCAATAGCGAGCGCCTCACGGCGAAGGCTGGCCATGACCACGGCCTCGCTCAAGGTGAACCTCATGGCGTCCGTGCGGAGTCGGTCAAGTTCGTTCGCTCGGAACGCTCGCAGGCGTCGGGTGGCTCGCTTGGATTCTCGGCGCTCGGGTCGGTTCGGTCGGCGGCTGGGTCGGTTCGGTTGGTCCATGAGACCAGGGCATGCGCCCACCGTTTTCACGGTTGCGCTCGCTGGGATGCCCCAGCAGGGCCGAGAACACCCCGCCACGGTCCACGGGTGCCCTTGGGCTATCCGTGCCCGTAGGCACCCCGCCACGGGCCTCCAGCGCCCTCAAGCGTATGCTGGGTTGTAGACTTCGTTTGGGACGACTGTGACGGTGTCGGCGTGGACTTCAATGGCTTCAAACACTTGGTTCACGAGTGCGGCCTTCTCAAGGAGGACCGGAAGAGGGACGACTCGGTCGCGGGTGAGGTTGCGCTCAACGGAGACATGAAGGGGCACGGTGACGAAGACGAGTTCAACCTTGAAGCCTGCGTTCTTGGCGGCGTTCATCTCTGCGGTCATGCGGGTTGCGTTGGTGCCTGTGGTGTCGTAGACCCATGCACCGGCGCCGGACTCAAGAGCGGCGTTGAACATCTCTTTCACGACAGCCTTGGACCATCCGTGAAGGGCGGCTGGGTTTGCTGGGTCATATGCTGGGTGTGCTTCCTTGACTGAGTCGCAGTCAATGAAGGTGGATTGGCTGAACATGTGCTTTGCGACGGTGGACTTTCCAGCGGCTGGGAGGCCCATGGTGAAGGTCAGGGTTGGGGTTGGGGTTGCTTCTTGCATGACCCTTCCTGTCGGCCGCCCCTATATAATATAATCCCTCAAAGTTCCTGAGAATCTGCGAAATTGGCCGTTTTTGAAATCCGGCCGAGCGGCCGACCGCCGCCCGTGCTGGGCTGGCGGCCGTGGTGCGTGAGCGTCTCAAAAGAGGCCTGCGAACTCGCCGAGGCGGACCGCTGAAACGAGGCCCATCATGACAACCATGAGCGTGAATGCTCCGGCTTGAATAATCTCGGTGGCGCTGGCTTCGGGTGTCGGGGTGTGTCGGGTTTGTCCCATGATTAGAGAAGGGAGGCCACCCCTACATAAAAGCATCGCTCAAAAGAAATGAAAATGTGCGAAGTATCGGCTAAATGCCCTGGCCAGGTGGCCATTCAGGCCACTGCGAGCACTTCGCCGCGTCCGTCAATGCTCCAGCACTCGTGCGGTGTGCACGGGCACGAGACGAGGAAAAAGTAGCCACCAAAAACGCCCTTGACGGCGGTCATTCTGAAATGTAGGTTGTCGCATCCGTGGGCGCAGGTTAGGTCTGTGTGTCCGTCCATGTACCGACTACGGGACGCACCTACATAAAGGATTCGGTCAAAGGTTCTGATACCGTGCGGGAGAGTATAGGTTAGAAAAGACTATATACCCCCAGCGCCACCGTTCCAGTGGAACGGAACGGAACGGCCAGGCCGACGGAGGGGCCGCCGCTCAAATCAGGAGCGGTTCAACCTCGCCCGTGGGCGGGTCGCCGTGAGGCTCATCGGAGGCCCGCCCCTGCTGGGGCTGGGCGTCCTGTGGTAGCGTGTCCAGGCCTTGGCCTCAGTAGCCGAAGCACTCTTGCGGGTCGGGGCTGAGACCAGCACGAGCGGACGGGCTGAGTTCAGCGAGCAAGGTCGCGCGGGTCTCCGTGGTGAGGTTCGCAAAGAAGGCCACCATGAAGGTCATAACGGCGGTGTTTTGCTCTGTGGTCACTGAGCCAGCGAAGTCACGACGAACGGCCAACCAGCACATGCCCGTGAGGGTTTCAAGCGGTGTGTTGTCGTTCGTGAGGTCACGGACATAAGTCTCAATCAGGTCTCGTCGGGTTTCGGGTTTCGGGGTGTAGGTCGCGTTCGCCATGTTAACTCCTATACAACGCCGGTACATAAAGGATTCGGTCAAGCGGCCTGGTTTCTGATAGGAGTATAGGTCAACAAAACCTTTATGTACTGCCTGCATGTAGAGTAGAATGAGCGCGGGGGCGAGCGGCCCGCTGGAGTGACGGGCACGGGGGGAGGGTGCGGGTGCATAACAACGCGCCAAACAAAGAGTATCGGCTAAAGTATCGGCTCAATCCAATGCCCAGGGGAAAAGTATCGGCTAAATGGCGAGCGCCCGACACACGGCCTCAGGGTTGTCAGTGGGGTGCCCGTCGGCGCCACTGGTTCCTGTCCGTCAATGTCGGGTCGCTCTGATTAGTCCTATATGCTCCACCCTATTAAAGGTTTCGCCGTATTGGCCTGGATTCAGAGAGGGTGCCGTCTCCACCCGTGGAGGCACTTCAGGCCGTCCAAGGTGGGCTTTTGGTTCCGCATCCCTATTGAGCGCGGTCCAGGTCAGAGGTTGAACCGCTAAGTCCGTGTCCTCTGCACCGTAGAACTCTCCCCTCCCCGCACCGTTTCCAGTACGCTGGGGGCCACCCGCCGCTAAACGGGTGGGTTCTCCTCTGTGATTGCTTAGAGAGACAAGCGGCCGGTCTTTCGCCGCTCTCCGGTAGGAGGAGTCAGGTTTCAGGCGGTCTCTTGGATAGACCTCCGCCCCCGCCGTGGCGGGTCTGTCTCGTGTCTGCTCTGATTAGTCCTATACGCCGCACCTACTTAAAGGTTTGGTCGCTTGGAAGATGGTCCGAGGAGGTCCGACCAAGCACCTGTATGACCAGGGTTTCATCATGGGCGGCCCTCCATCCAGCGGCCCTCATAAGCAGGCCTACCCATCCGACTTTTCCCCGCATTGGCGTGCGTCTCGGAGTGGGGTTCAGGGTTTTTCGGTGAGGCTCGCCTCCACTTCCAGCACACGCCAATGCGCCGTCGGTGGGGGTCCGTCTCATACTGTCCTATAAGCCGCACCTACTTAAAGGTTTGGTTAGTTCAGGATGGAAGCCGTCCCCCGCCGCCACCACAGCGGCGAGGGTTCTCGGGAGCCGCCCTTGGCCATCCGAGTCCACCAGGCCCCGCACTTGCCGACTTGCCCCCTTCCCGCTCTTGGGCGCGGGTCGGGTCGTCCTTGGGCGTCAGGTTGTCCGTGGTTAGCGGAGTCCCCGTCGGCTCGCGGCTGTTGTGTGGGTGGTTCCTGTTGGTCCGTCTCATACTGTCCTATAAGCCACCGGTACTTAAAGGTTTGCTCGGAACGACCTGGAGGCACGGAGGCGGCACACTGCTTCCTGAACTTTGGTCGGCCAGTAGGCTTCCATCATCTGACCCTCGGGGGAGCCGGACCATACGCCTTTGTCGCAGTAGGTCTCGTTGGCGTGAGCAATCGCTTGAGCGAGTTCGTCGCCCTCAAGGGTGGCGTAGCCCATCCACATGAGCGTCTCGGAGTGGTTGCCGACTACGGTCTTCGGTAGGTCTTCAAGTGCGACTTGCTCGCCAGCGTCTTGAGCGGCCTGCACTTGCATGCGGACTTGCATGGCTGGGCTTTGCATAATCTGAGAGAGGCTCGTGTCTGTCCATACAATGAAGACGACTTTCGGAGTAGCCCACGAGTGCTGGAGGTTCTTGACTCTGAACGCTTTCGGGGTTCGGAGACCAATTGGCTCGCCTGTGAGCCAGTCTCGCACATTGCGAAGGTCTTGGGTTGCTACTCGGTTTTCGGCCACGGTTGGGGTCTGGGTTTCCGCCATGTTTGTTGCTGGGGGTGCCCCACCTTAAAGGTTTCGGCCTCCGCCAAATATAGGTCCGCTTGTCCATGTCCGATGGGCTGACGGTATATAGTCTTTATCTATAATATATAATTATTATATAATATAATAAATAGAAATAAATTAAATGGTGAGGATGCCCTATGGGACACACACATGTTGAGGTGTGTGTGTGCAAAGGGAAGGCCACTTCCCTCAATTATTGCCCGCACTCATATACCAGGCCTCGCAGTGTGCCCAGTTCAAACCCCAACAATGATTGGAATTATTCGGGGTTTTTGGTCCAGGGGTACCCGAAAAAGGCTCAGAACCTATCGGCCCCCATAACCTTCATGTCGCAAAATCCGAAAAACCCCCCATCATTGTTGGGCTTTGAACGGCGGCAAAGTCCTACACCTTTCGGCTCTGCGAAAGGCCTGGAACTCCTATTTCACTCGCCGTCGCCGTGCATGAACTGGTAGGTGCTCCAGTACCAGCGGGACGCGTTGAGAGCGACATAAATGGCCGCGTTGGAAGGCGTGACGCCCACCTCAGCCATGCGAGCCGTACCGGCCTTCATGGCGTTGGAAATGACCAGGTTCATGGTGTTGAACCCACCGTCGGCGAGACCGAAGCCTTCGCCCAGTGTGTCAACGAATCCGTTGCGTGCTCGTATTCGGGCGGCGTGGCTTGGGTGCGGGGTCATGAGGTTTCGCATGTTTAGTCGTAGGAGGCCCCCCTATTAAAGGGTTTCCCTCAAAGGTTCTGAAATCATGCGTCCACGACGCCTTCAAAGAAAAGGCCACGGACCGGCACGACAGCACCTGCGGCAATGGCCTCAGCGACTGCGGCAATGCTGGCCACGGGTGCAACACCGTCGGCGGTGCTAATGGTCACATGCGGGAAGCCGCTGGCCACATCGGCGGCGGTCACTGGTCCGTCTCTGAACTCAACCACGGCCACCTGGACTTCATCGGTCACGACCATGCCCACGACTTCCATGACGACACGGGCACCCGCTGGGGTGGCCGCACGGACCTCGGCGCTGGGCCTGAAGGTCAAGGTGCAGTGGTGGTCAAAGCGTTGAGGGTGCACGGCACGCATGCCGGTGCTTCCAATAACGCTGGTGAATGGTCGTCGGCTCATATCCTTCCCTGTGCGTGCCCCTATTAAAGCGTGTCGCTCAAAGGTTCTCCTCAAATCGCATATGCGGTTTGACCAGGGTGGGAGACCGCCAACCCCTTGGCGGCCCCCCTATGGCTGTGAATAGGTCTCAGACCCACCATGCCCACGCAGGTGCAGGCATGTCGTAGTGCGCCATCATGGCTTTGTAACCAGCCACGCAGGCATCATCGGCCGAGACGCCGTCAACATAGTACGCTTTGTCACGAGCGTCCCAGTATGGTTTGACGGCTTTGACATAGCCACTGTTTCCAGGGCTACGGGTTGAACGGGTGCAGTCGTCCATGAAGTGGCGGTGCGGCATAATGTCAGCACTGCTCACGGCACGAGCCTTAACGGCCGGTTCGTATGCACGGTGCATCTTGTCTTGGTTGAAGTCGCGCCACCAGACGCTCTTGGTCATTGGTTGTCCCATGATTACAGATGGGAGGTCGCCCCTATTAAAGACTATCGGTCATCAAAACCTTTATGTACCCGCATCGTATAGTAGGGTTGAGGCGGACCCAATGGGGATGGCTGAGGACGAGGGCACGCGGGGAGACTCCGTCTCCCGTCCGTGACCGGTCCGAGCGACAAAAAGCGCCCGCAGGCACCGAAGTGCCCAGGGGCGCGGCTCTCGTCCCCCGTAGGGGCCGTGGGGTCGTTGTGTGGCTCGTGGCCCTCAGCAGTTCAAGCGGAGGGTCTCACGGACCAAGAACACGACGCGTCGTGCTTCGTTCAAGAAGGCTCGGCCACATTCTGTGTCGCGGCCGTGGTAGAAGGGGTGGAACGGCGTGGCGTTGCACTTCAATGCGTACTGGAGGCCAGCGAGGGCCACATTCCAGAGGAGTTCTTCGTATTGGTCAATCACCACATCGTTGAAGTAGTCGCTGGAATTAACCAGGTCGTACATCAATCGGGTGTGGGTCGCAGTCGTTTGCAGGGGGGCGTAGGTTGTCTCGGCCATGTTTAATCGTAGCAGGTGCCCCTATATAAGTATGCCGCTGAATGGTTTTGAAAAGTATAGTTACGAAAAGACTATATACCCCCATCTCATAGCAACAACAAAGGGCGGCCAATTCGCCAGGCCTACGGTATGAAAAAAAGGACCCAACCCCACCGAAGTGGGGAAGGGTCCGGCTCCGGCTCGTGGCCGTGTTGGTGGCCCTCTGGGGCCTGGGTGCTCACTCCGTGGCTTCTTCAATGTCACCGGTGACGGCGACAGCGACGCGGCTCAAGAGAGCGAAGGTTCCACAGTCAAAGCAGTGCATTCGGAACTCTGGACCGTCAAAGGTCAAGGGTCCACGCACGGCTTTCATGGTGAACTCAGTGCATCCACATTCGGAGCACTGGAGCGGTTGTTCTTGGTTCTGGGTTCGGGGGTTGACTGTCTCGGCCATGTTTAATGGTAGGGTGCCCCCCTATATAACAGTACCGCTCAAACATTCACCAGCCCGCACACTTCGCCTCGGCACGCTCACGGGCCTGTTGGGCCTTGCGAGCCTCCTTGACGGCGTCACGGACCTTGCGGGAGTCCTTGGTGGCCTGGAACTCGTATGCGTCCTCGTAGCAGTCCACACCGGTGGCGGCGGCCATGACAGCACGAGCGAACTCAATGGCGTCGGCGTCGCTCATGCTAATGCACGCACCCATGCCCTGGTGCCCGCTCATGGACACACGCACGGTGCTTGAGCGCTTCACGACAACGGAGACAGTCCCTTCAATGGGTTTGCTGTTCCAATCGGTTGAGGTCGTTCCTGAAATCGTTTCGGTCATCGTTTGTGTGCCCATGTTTCAATCCAAGCGGCCTCCCCTATTAAACCTATCGGTGAACAAAACCTTTATGTACCTCCAGTGTGTAGGATGGATTGCGGCGCACCTGATGAGGACGGCCAAGGACGAGGGCACGCGGGGAGATGCCGTCTCAAGAGTATAGGTAGGAAAAGACTATATACCGACAGCACAAGGGAGCAACGATAGCGGGCCAGGTGGCGGGCCGACCATCTGAAAAAAAGCATCCCCACCCGCCGAGGCGAGCAGGGGTGCGGCTCTCAACGCCCGCAGGCGAGGAAGGGGTCAGGGAGCGCCCGTAGGCGCCCCCCGCAGGTGAGTGGGGGTCAAGCCCCCCGAGGGGTCAGAAGACCCGCTCAAGCGTCCAAGGACACGCGGACCTTAGGAGCACGGGTGCTCTTGACGGTGCGGCGTGCGGCGAGGTGCGCTTTTCCAGCGGCCAAAGCGGCATCGCTGAGGTTGAACGCTTCAAGAAGAGCGGCGTCGGCGTCGGCCTTGGCCAATGTGCCGTCGTTGCGTGCTTCAAGAATGGTCATGACCTTGGCTTGAGCGGCTGGGCGAAGTGCGCCGAGCATGCCGAAGAGAGCGAGGTCCTTCACAGCGGCTGGAATCATGAAGCCGTTGGAGTAGGTCTCAGTGGCGCCAATTTCAATGGTGCCTGCAATGTCAACGGGCATGGTCTCAACGGCGCCTGTGACGGCGTCGGTGGTGGTGTAGGTACCAACGAGACGGGCATGGGTAGCGGAGTCTTCACCGAGGTGAGAGACGGCGACCTTGTTGGCGCTGTTGGGTGCCTTGGACACCAAGGCGCCAAGTCCAGCGTGGACTTGAGTCGTCTCAACGACGAGGGTGGTTTCAGTTCGGGCTTCGGTTCGGGTTTCGGGGTTCATGTTTGTTGCCTCCAACCCATGCTACGACGCCCCCCTATATAACACTTTTCTATATAGTATGCGTTTTTGGCGTTTTTTGGTTTGATTTTGGGTCGCCCGAGGCCTGGAAAATGGTCGCCGAGGGCCTGAAAATTGGGTAGGGGTCGGCGGCCCCTCGGCCGCTTGACACACCCCCCGCCCTTCCACTGGAAGCACAGCGCTGGGGGTATATAGTCTTATGGGACCTACACTTTCCTTTTGGGTCAGGAGACTATCAGTAGCAAACCTTTATAGGTGTACCCCGACCTGCTCAAACCATGCGGAGAGGCCGAGCGCAAGCCACCGACCTGGACCCCGACTCAAACAACCTGGACCGCCGAAGGTATCGGCTAACAATGCTCCCTGGCTCAAGTATCGGCTAAAACAACCTGGAAACCCGAAAGTATCGGCTAAATCAATGGCCGACTCTGAAGGTATCGGCTAAACCGTTCAAATCCGATTTGCTTTTGTGTCAAATCTGACACGAACGATTTACTGACCCTCGTCGTCGCTATCGGCGTCAATAACCTCGGCATCTACATCTATGGTCCTGAGTTCTTCCTGAACAACCTGACGGAACTGCTCCACTGGGTCGTAGCCAATGTTCACCACGACCTGAGGCTTCGCATCCTGAGCACCTGACATTTTGTCCATGGCGTCTTGCTGTTTGACCAGCCCCTGTACCATGAACGAGACATTGTTCAATTTGCTCACATTGTCGGCCAGCGAATGTGCTTGGTGCACCAACCCCTCGGTCAGCGACAACATGCGCTTCCTACGGGCATACGATTCCAAACGAAGCCAGTCTGTATCGCCCATTTCAGCACGGGCTATGGAAAGGTGACGGAGTTCCTCTGACTGCAACCTCGCCAGTCGCATAAGGCGCTTGCCTTGCTCTCGCGTGAGAGTCCTATCCAAATCGGCTTCTCCGAGCCTCCGCATTATTTCACTGTCTTTGTAGCCCTGCACCATGAGCATGGCTGTCCAACGGATGAGAGACTCGTCAATGCCGTCTGTTTTGCCTGCTCCCCAAGCGTCTATCGCAGTCACTTTCGCTTCGGGTCCGTCGTCCCACTCGGGGTCGTCCCAGTCCTCGGTCATGCTACTACTACAAACGCCTATCGCTTTTCACCTTTGCGGTTAATTGGCTCTCAAGAGGCACTTACTGTTCGTCAGGACATGCGGGACAAATCAGCCCACTTTTGGTGTCCAGCCAGCCCTCAGAGACCAGTGATTTTGTCCCAGTTCGTCCGACTCGTTTGCACACCGAGCATGCGTGATTCTTGACCACGGGGGTTTCATCTTCTTCGTATCTCTTCGCCATGACTGCTGTTGACGGCACCACCTATTTGAACCGATAGGGCATGGACCGCAACATGGCCAAGCGTGCACGACTGTTGAAGCATTTCAAATCGCTTCCGACTGACCGCTGGTTGACCGCCGCTGAAATCTGCGACATGCTTCGCAGTCAAGGGGTTCAGGCTCATGTTCGTAGTGTCCAATCCCTGCTCTCGTCGGCGGCTGTTCGCCAGGAAGGTCTCGTCGGTCGGTACATCGGAAGCACTCCACGACGGGAGTACAAGTTCTACGACGCTACGCAGTTCATTGCCTATCACCAGTGAATGCCCCGTATGACCGCTGTCATAGCCTGTGGGCACACGCAGTTACCAAGCGCCAGTGTGAGGTCACGCTGGTCCGTAGGGGTCCGTAGGTCAAGCCCAGAGGGGAAGCCCTGCAACACTGCAATGTCGTTCATGGTGAGCGTGCGGAACTTGGTGAAGGTGCCGTCAGGGTTCTCCTTGCGTATGGCTGGGACCTGCCTCGTTATCGTCCGAGAGGGACTGTTCCAAGGGCTGTCAGAGGAGCGTGCTCGGTGTGAATTGGACCATGCGGCTCCGACCGTGTTCAGGACCGAGCCGTGGGGTATAGTGGTGTCTTGGAGAGCCTCGTTCCACGAGAGCGGCTTCTTCACCTTGACGGGTGTCCACCCTTCGCCAGCAAACCACCTCTTGCGTGCCTGTGGGGCACCGTAGTCAGAGGCGACCATCATGTGGTAGGGTAGGTGTGAATAGTGGTTCTTGGCGGCTGGAACATTCTCCATAGACCACGAGTCGCACATGCCTGCATCCTTCAATTTGTCAACGAGCCACAGGAAGTGGTCAACATTCTCCTTGCCTTCCTCAATAGGACGCTTGTGACCTGCCGTAGAGAACGCTTGACATGGTGGGGAGCCGTGTATGTGGAAATGCACATCAAGGCCCTTGTAGGCGCTAAGAATGGCCTTCAACCAAGCCAGGTCAGCGGCTGGTTCCTTGCCCAGCCATCGGTTCTCAAATGGTACCTTCGGGTAGTTCGCCTTATGGAGGAACTCAGCGACTTCCCAGCCGTCACATGACATGACGACTTCGGCCCCTGCGTCCAGCATACCTTGAGTCGCTCCGCCCATGCCGCAGTACAGGTCAATAGCAATCACTCGCTTGCCCTTCTTGCGCCACCGGCGTTTCAACATGTGAACACCTCAGACTTGAGCGTCTCGTAGTTCAGTGAGTGCGTCAATGAGCACCGCTCTCGTACCTTCGGTAGGTAGACCGTGCTTGTCGGCAAGGGCTTGGAGTTCGGCCTTCTTCATGCGCTTGAGTTCGTTCCACGAGGGGACTTCGTCAATCGCCTCCTTAATCTCTGCAATGTCTTCCTTGGCGTCCTTCGCCAGTTCAACAATGTCGGCAACATCGGAGAGGTCTACGCCATCTTCCAAAATCTGGTCAATCGCTGGCTTGTGTTTCAAGTAGGCTCGGTACATCAGTGCGGCTACGGTTCCAAGAAGTCCCACTGCAATGAGTAGGGTGTCTGTGTCGGTCATACCCCGTGACGGTACCCACACCTATATGAAACCTCTGGACGCTATCTAAAACGCTCAAAACGCTCTTGAACCCAGCCTAAAACGAGACTCGGTACAGTGAACAGAGCCAGCGCCAAGAACACTGCGTAGACCTCAAGAAAATGTCGCCAGGTCAGTACGGAAGCCCCCACTCAATGGCGTCACGCACTAAGCAGTGTACGCACCAAACGGCCTTGTTCTCACGCCCGTGAGCGTGTCGGCAGTCCTCGGTAGCGCACTTGTTTTCTCTCACAGGCCACCGTTGTATGTGGGGGTTTATCACGATGCTCACAGGAGCAAACCGTACTGCTGGAGTATGACTATCAGTTCGTCGTAGCCTTGGGCGAGAGCCTGAATATCAACCACGCTGTTTCCTGTCAATTGGGGAAAGGCTGGGTATTGAGGCGGTGGGGGTAATTGAGGGGAAGTCCCTATGCCGAAGAATCCGAGTTCTTGGTTGTTATCGGTTTCAATAACCCCACCGCTTGCTCGGAAGTCCTTCTGCACTACGAATGAACCAGTCGTACCCATACCTCCACCAAATGTCGGCCTCGTCAAATCCTCAAGGTTGAACTCTTCAATACCCGCCATAGATACAGCCCAATTCACATACCCACCTGCGTAATATCCCAAAAACGCATCGTGCGCCGCTATGTCGGCGTTTGCTAACCATGCGGGGTCAAGGAGGGTCCACCCATCACCCGTTTGAAGGTTGAACATCATGTGAGCGTTTATCCGATTGGTTGCGTTGCTGATGTAGACTTGGAGAGCGCAACCATCGTATGTGTTGCCCTCAACGAGACGGAACTTGGTGAACGGAACGCCACTACCATAGCCCGATACGGAGAGGAGGTTGATTTGGTTTCCACCGTCACGACCGTAGTGGTGTCCGACTTCAATGTGAGCCGCACGGTGTCGTCCTGACGATGTATCAGCCAAGAAGAATTGAGCCATTGCTCGTTGAGCCTTGTTCAAGTCGCGCCCCTTGACGAGAGCGAAAGTCCACCACCCTACTGGGAGGTTCAATTGCTGTGTGGAAGCCGTGTAGACAGTATTGGGTGTGACAGCCGCTGAACCGGCTGGACCCTGTGGACCCTGCGCTCCGTCCGCACCATCAGCACCGTCCGCCCCCGCTGGACCAGTAGGCCCTGCTGGCCCTGCTGGACCTGTTGCACCGTCCGAGCCATCTGCTCCGTCTGTACCATCCGAACCGTCAGCACCCGCTGGTCCTTGGGGACCTTGAGGGCCTTGGGGACCTGCTGGACCCTGGCCACCGTCAGCCCCGTCAGCCCCGTCGTTGCCTGCTGGACCTTGAGGTCCGGCTGGACCGGTTGAGCCATCGGAACCATCGTTGCCTGCTGGTCCTTGGGGACCTGCTGGTCCTTGAGCGCCATCAGCGCCGTCAGAACCGTTGATCCCGTCAGCACCGTCCGCACCCGCAGGGCCGACTTGACCCTGCTCACCTTGTGGGCCTTGTGGCCCCGCTGGGCCTTGTTCGCCCTGCTCGCCCTGTGGCCCTTGTGGGCCAGCAGAGCCTTGGCCGCTGATCTTAATGTGTGATCCTTGATTGTTTATCTTAACTGCCATGATAATACCTTGTGGTCAACTGGTGAGCCAGCCTTGACTTACGTTAAGGCTGAG